TCAAAACCTCGACATCAATTCATCAACGAGGTTAACTCTATCATTTGGACTTAATCCTAAACTCATAGCGAAATTTTGAGCGTTTTCAAAGTTATGCTCATACCCATTTCGTTCAAGAAACCCGCGATATTGTGTCCTTCTACTACTTCTTTCCTGAGTCTGTTGCGCAACATTCGCATAATAGTTTTGGTCTCTTCTTGGCATGCTATGCCTCCTGTTATCATTCCAAATGTGAAGTATATTCATTTTATTTAATATGATTTGGTCCCAATAATGCCATTTACTACTTGTATCGGTGTTCGGGTGTAGGGTTCAAATCGTTTCGGGCAGGACGATATCCTATACTTTCAATCTTACATGTGACTGGAGGTTTCTATGTGTGGACGCTTTTCACAGTCAATGACGCGTGAAGACTATCTCGCTCTGCTTGCTGAAGAAGCAGAACGCGATATCTCTTACGATCCCGAACCAATCGGACGTTTTAACGTCGCGCCAGGCACCAAAGTTCTGCTTCTGAGCGAACGTGACGAGAAACTCCATCTTGATCCAGTTATCTGGGGATACGCTCCCGGGTGGTGGGATAAACCACCACTAATTAACGCACGCTCTGAAACTGCGGCCACCAGCAGAATGTTTAAACCGCTCTGGCAGCATGGTCGTGCAATTTGTTTTGCTGATGGCTGGTATGAATGGAAAAAGGAAGGTGACAAAAAGCAGCCCTACTTCATTCATCGAGCCGATGGCCAGCCGATATTCATGGCGGCGATCGGCAGCACACCATTCGAAAGTGGAGATGAAGCAGAAGGATTCCTGATAGTGACAGCTGCGGCCGACAAAGGACTGGTAGATATTCACGACAGGCGGCCTCTGGTACTGTCGCCAGAAGCCGCTCGCGAATGGATGAGGCAGGACATTGGAGGGAAAGAAGCTCTGGACATTGCGACCGACGGTTCCGTGTCGGCTGATAAATTTATATGGCATGCCGTAACGCGTGCCGTCGGGAATGTTAAAAATCAGGGTGCAGATTTAATTAAGCCTGTTACTTAACCTGAAGCAGATCCTCATAGCGGGTCGTGTATCGTGGTGACAGCATCTCTCTCTTCATCGCCCATTGTTGCTGTATCCCCTGTCCGGCGAAATAAAGCGCCCCCTTTCCTTCCTTTGCATTCAGATGATCCAGAACTTCCATCAATTTCTCACTACCCCGGCGCGGCGCATTATCATCGAACAGGTTCAACTGGGCGATGCCCTGACTGAAGAAGTCCCCCAGCATTACCCCGGCTTTCTGATATCGGTGTCCGTCTTTCCATATTGCATCCAGACTCCTCGTCGCTGCTGCAATGATATCCCGGCTGTCCTGTGTCGGGGTAAGCAGCTTCACCGACGCGCTGTTACCGTAGTACGGTTCGTTCAACGCAAAGGGTGACGTTTTGACAAAAGTGGATATGAAGCGACAATACTGATGCTCTCCACGCAACTTTTCCGCGGCGCGCGACGCGTAGCTGCAGATGGCCTGTCGCATAGCGTCATAATCCGTAATACGTTCCCCGAATGATCTGGAACAAACAATTTCCTGCTTTACGGGGGCAAATTCCTCCAGTTCAAGACAGGGTTCTCCGCGCAGTTCGCGCACCGTTCTCTCGAGGACAACATTGAAGTGCTTCCGGATAAAACGAATATCTGTATCAGCCAGATCCAGAACCGTTTTAATCCCCATAGCCTCCAGCTTTTTGCTGATACGGCGCCCTACTCCCCAGACCTCATCAACCGGCAGTGCAGCCATCAGTTTGCGCTGGCGATCCTGGTTAGATAAGTCCACTACCCCACCCGTTTGTCTCTGCCATTTTTTGGCTGCATGATTCGCCAGTTTCGCCAGCGTTTTTGTCTGGGCAATACCAACGCCAACCGCCAGCCCCGTATTTTGATAAACGGCATCTTTTAATTCCTGCCCAAACTCCTGCAGAACCCGGCAGTTTCTTACACCAGTCAGGTCACAGAAGGCTTCATCAATTGAATATATTTCGCAGCGGGGAGACATTGCCTCCAGCGTGGACATTACTCTGCTGGACATATCTGCATAAAGCTCGTAATTGCTGCTGAAACAAACCACACCATATCGACGAAATAAGTCCTTCTGCTTGAAATACGGATCCCCCATTTTCACACCAGCTCTTTTGGCTTCAGCGTTACGGGCGATAACGCAGCCATCGTTATTTGACAGAACAACTACCGGCCTGCCTTTCAGATCTGGCCGGAATGCAGTCTCGCAACTGGCATAAAACGAGTTCACATCAACCAGGGCAAACATATCAGCTTGCCGCTTTCACGATAAACGTCACCACCCCAAAGATATCCAGCGTATCTTCGCTGTTTATCGTAATGGGTGCATAAGCGTTGTTTTCAGGAACAAGCATAAGTATTGGATGTAACTGAAGACGTTTAACCGTGAACTCGCCATCGATGGCAGCGATAACAATATCTCCATGTGAAGGCTTTCTGGATCGGTCAACGACAAGCAAATCGCCATTTCCGATGCCCGCTCCAGTCATAGAATCACCAGACGACTTCACGAAGTATGTTGCACATGGGTGCTGAACTAATAGTTCATTGAGATCAATACGTTGTTCAACGTAATCCTGCGCTGTGGATGGAAATCCGCATGAAACAAGATCACTAAACAAGGGAAGCGCAACGATCTGGCGCAACTCAACTGGTGAATAAAACTTCATAATAAACTCACTCACACTTATACTGTTTATATGTACAGTATATACTGACATCAAACACAGTAAAGAGGAGTTAAAGCATGTTCGTGGAACTCGTTTATGACAAAAGGAATTTTGATGGGCTGTCCGGTGCGAAAGATATCATTCTGGGCGAATTGACCAGGAGGGTTCACCGGATCTTCCCCGATGCTGATGTTCGGGTTAAACCGATGATGACACTGCCGGCGATCAACACTGACGCCAGCAAGCACGAGAAGGAACAGATAAGCCGTACTGTCCAGGAAATGTTTGAAGAGGCTGATATGTGGCTGGTTTCAGATTAAACGCCTTGAACCGTCATATTGCTTAAGTACAATCCGCCGTGACTGGCAATCATTCAATACTCGCTATATTGTAAGGCCGCCAGTCAGCCGCAGTTACGTTCTTGCATACGATGTGACTGCGGCAACTCATCTCACTTAGCAGTAATTGAACTCAGTGTGGTTTTAAGCTCTGTAATTTGCTGCTGCAGTGCCTGTACACATCCCAGTAGGTCCATGACGATGGGGTTATTATCCACCGCTGGACGGTCTTCTGTTTGCTCTGAAATCTTCACCCCTTCCTCGTCATATACCTCAGTTCCAGGAACGGGAAACTCCCTGTGTTTAATATACTGTGGCGCGCCAGTTTCAGCATCTTCGGCAATGAAGCCGAAACGAACCCGGCGTTGCTCATCGTCCTTGTACACAAAATTAACCAAATCCAGACCCATCACCCTGTACAGAGCTTCCTGCGGATCAGCTGGCTTAATATCGTCTTTGTAGTTGCGTCCGGAGGTACCCTGTACAGCCAGTACGCCTGACGTATCCGGAAGTTTGCAGGTTATCTGTCCTGCTGAACCACCATCGGTACGCATTACATAAATATAGGGATTCCCTGAGGAAGAAGTACATTGAATCAAAACCATTCCACCAACTCTGTCTGCCGGGAAGCCGGTGGCATTGATTATCAATGAGGCATCTCTGTTATCTACAGCACTGACTCGGGTAAATACAGCCTTGCCGTCACTTCTCCCCGTCCCTCCCTGCCCGGTACTCAGTGGTGTAGTTAACCCGCTAAGACCAGTGATATCCGAGTTTTCCCCTGATGCGGCTTTTTTTGACAGAGTGCTGGCAATTCCACCCCATGCAGGGCCGGTAAAAGTGCTGCCATCCGGAAGCCGGACAGTAACATCCCCCGTACCACTGAAAATACTTTGCCAGTTCTGTTTGTCGTAGTTCAGCCCGCGCAGAGCTTCAGCGCTCTGAGTTACAAGCGCTGCGGTTACCAGGTTCATCGCCACACGGGGAACCGCATACCATGCCGCACCTGACTGCGTTGGTCCGGTAAAATTACTCACCAATGTTGCTGATGTGTTGCTGTTAACGGTCTTAACCGGAAGGGTATATGGAATGCCACCGACGGTAACAACAATAAAATCTCCGGCCGCCACCTCTGTGGTGAACGCGGTTCCGCTGCCAGATACGGCAGCAGACTTATTCGTCAGGGTTAATGTTCCTGCTGACATAGATTCCCCTCAATACATATTTGGAAGAATAAGAAGCGGCATGGTGATATTTCTGTTCCTGGTCATATCCCATCCATTACTGTAGTAATTGCCGAAAACTCTGTTATATGCAGACCTGACGCTACCGCCAGACATCACCACACCTTTTATGCGAAGGTTTCCGTAGCCTCCATTCATACGTACTTGTGCGCCTGTATAAACTATCTGACAGAACCCACCTCCAATATTCTGGAAGTTATCCGTAATCTGAATTTGTCGGTCATATACAAAGGGGCGTTTCAGCGTGGAGAACGTCACCTGACCTGCGGCGTTAGTCATCGTGATACCGTCGCCGCCTACAGGTGCTGTCTGATTGAATATCACCAGGTCAATAATCGCTATTCCTTCTAGGTCATCCCTGCCGGTATAGGAAATATCGCGAACAATGATATAGGTGCCATCAAACCCGACTGACACATTTGGGTTATTCCACTTTCCAAAAGGGATCCCCGTTACCGGAAGTCGTGCACTGCCGTTAACTGTAATGCGCCCGGACCAGGCGCATGTCATCAGCGCTGACTGGTTAGATATGGCTGTAAAGTCAGTTGAGTTTGAAACAAACAGCCCTTCGTTATAAGCCACCGCAGGCAGCAACTCCATAACGTAGCCTGACCAGTCCGGGGTAAGGTTCATTCCCCGAAGTGTTTCAACACCGATAATTACCCCTGAATTACCGTTCCTGGTGACGTCAGTCATAATAGCCACATCAAAATCAGCATAGGAATAGACGTAGACAGGGTTAGTTGGTATCACGACAGCCTGTGAACCTGCAACAAGCGGCGTATTTACTGGATATTTCATTGACTGAGATGACCAGCCCGAGAAGGATGTACAAAAGCTGGGGGCTCGCAGTCCCGCAGTAATTGCCATGGCTGGACGCCCGTCATTGTAGTCAATCAGAATCCCCTCCGGCATTATGTCCACCTCCCGACAACAACTTTGCCTCCACCAGGCAAATTAACCGTCAGCCCGTTTCCATCTATCCTCACAACATTATTTAATCCGTTAAATGCGAACTCCCCGCTGTCGGCGTAGAGCTTCCCATGGAATTCCGGACTGCCTGATTTCGGTAAATTCCAGCCGCGTCCGCCACCACCGGAAATAAAATTTGACGACTGAAGAGAGTCAGTTATTTTTCCGAAATCTATGGATGCTTCCTGAATCAATGCACTACGAATAAATACCTGACCATTATAGACAAAGAATGCAGCCTGCCAGTTACCGGGGTTATTACCGGAATAGATACCGAACTGATCTGCGGCAAATACAACTGTGGATTTATAACCGCTGCCGTCTGGTTCTATGGACATACCGAAACCAGTATTGTATTTAACACCATTCCTTACGATGCCCATGTTCAGCGTGTAGGAGGCTTTGGCTGTTCCGTCACTTTTTACTTCAGCTGTCATCTTCTGGTTCACCGCAGCCATCAACTGTCCATTGGGACCGATTTGTGCCTGTACATAATCAGCCAGTTCAGCAAATGCACCATCCAGATTTGCAACCGTCGTCCTGACAGTCATAATTTCAGCTTTAACTTCGCCGTACTGCTCAAACTGACGCTGTACCGTCCCATGATTTGCCAGAGCATTTTCCAAAATGCCTTCAAGGTTCGTATCAACCCCGTCCTTAATATTCTGAAATGCATCAGAGTTCTGAATCTGGTCATCAATGATGTCAATCAACCCGCCAGTGTCCATAGAGCACAATGCAGGAACTTCGATAAAACCGGATTCACCAAAAGCATTAATCGTCCTGACATACCAGTAATAGGTATGCCCGATTTTTAACTGGTTGCTGGTCCAGGTGGTCCCTATTCCCTCCCGGCTGGCATTCCCTTCGACGGTGGCTGTTGAGGAATTGGGTAGTTTCGTTTCGCCCGACGTCCAGAAATCGAACTGCGTGGAAACGCTGGTAATTGCAGCCGTACGGGGATCAGCGTAATAGCAAAGAAACCCTGCTCAATATCAACATGGGAGGGTGCTGGCGGAGCCTGAATGCTGAATTCCAGATAACCTTCCGGTGACTCTGCCCCCATCTGGTTTACGGCAATAACGTGCGCTGTATAGGTATTTTTCGGTAACCCGGCAAGACGCGTGAACGCCCCCGGAACCTGGACGGACATGATCATCTGACCATTGCGACGAATGATCACTTTGTTGTAGACAACCGGCCCGATGTTCTGCCAGGACAGAATGCCCTGTACGACCTGACCAATTTCCTCCACGGTGTATTTCAGATTCTGCGGCTGCGCCACACCGCCTGATGGCAACTGAGTAAACGGCGGTCGCTCGATCGGTTTACCAACGGCATCGCCCCAGACATCTGCTGTTTCCTGCTTCAGCGTCAGTTGCACGCCATTCTGAACGCCGAACTTCCAGTCAGTTACCCGCATTTCAACGTTCACGATACCGATAGACGGGAAATTCACTTTCACGTACATTCCCGGACGGTAACGGTATCCGCTCAGGTTCAACGTAACGTTCATGGTTCTGGCGATGCGGGTGCGCTTTAACTTCACGTCTGCCAGACGCTGGGCCTGAAATTCAGAGGTCACAAATCGCAGCTTCATATCCTGCGATATTTCCACGCCGTCTTCCGTCACCCATTCACTGACAGATACAGAAGGGAAATCCGCTTCGGTATAGCCCTGCTGCGGATCGACAAATGTCCCCTTGATAGTGTTAACACGTTCCGCCTGAGAGACTTCCGGCATGATTTCGATATCACCGGCCAGTTGGCTCTCAGTGATCACCTCTGTCGCAGGACCATAATAAGCCCCGACCAGAAGGCCATGTTTGCCCGCTGTATACGTTACATCCCCGGCGCATGCTGCCAGCATTCCTTCCAGAATACTGACCTTGTTTTCACTGAGATCGAACTCACCGTTGATGGTATAGCGCTTCTCAACGGTATTACCGCCAGTAATCACATCCTCATCACAGATATTCGCCGCGTCCTTAAACTGGTCCCAGAGAATATCGGTGTCGGGCACTTTCAGGTAATTGCGGTAATAGTCCAGGATAACCAGCGCCGCATTATTGCTGTAACCCGTCAACCCGGTACGCGGGTCATAAACGGCACGCCCCTGTTTTTCGACCTTGATGTTAGGGATACCTGCCGGGAATTTTTCAGCGTTGAACTTCAGGGATACGCGCAGCCAGGTGATCCCTTTACCGATCATGTCTTCTTTCCATGACGGGCAGTTTTCCAGCATGTAAGGGTCCGCCGTCTGGCGGTTGGTGTGCAGCTCGAAAAAGGCATGTTCAGGATAGCTACTGATCGGCTCATCACCCAGCCAGACAGTCTGAACGCCGGATAACGGGTGTCCCGCCAGGGCAATAGCCAGATGCAGCATTTCGCCATCATCCTGTTCGCCAGCCTGCTCTTCGGAAAAAAACAAAGTGCCCGCCGACGTTGAGCGACCATAAACAACGGTTTTGGCGCTGGCCGCTGCACGCAGAACCTGTTTACGTTCTGACGTATCACGATAGGAATTCAGCGACGGGGTCTTGGTCAGCGCCTGAGTGGCAATTTGAGCGGCGACGGTGATAACCATCGCAATGGCATACATTTCATTTGCCGCTGCCACACCTGCGGCAATGGTGGCAACTATAGGAACAGCAGCAGGCATTAACGTACCCTCCAGGCACTCAACGGTTTAACCCGCAGACTGACAAGACCTGTTTCGCCAGGCACCCACACAACGCCGGAATACACCACCCCGGCACACCGCGCCCCGGCATTTTCAACAACGGCAATATCCCCGCGTTGCGCCAGATTCACCGGCACTTCATCGAGATACCGGGACAGCACCTTTTCAAGCGAACCGCCTCCTCGCAATATCGCCTTTTTAGCCCCATGTTCGCTGTCGTAGGTTCCGCGCCAGCCTGCCGCAAAATCCTCGCCGCACATGGCCTGAGCACAGTCCGCCGCGAACAGGCAGCAGTCATGACTGCCCCATAAAAAAGGCCGCTTTTCAGCGGCCCTTATTACGGTAATTAATCTGTTATGCCAGTCCGGATGCTTCATGCTTCCTCACTTATAGGTAAATCCTGGTGCATCTTTTTTACTGCCCCAGTAAATTGAACGTTCAGCCATCTGCGCCACATACCGGAAAATGCGGTCGCCGGGATAAGCGGCCTGCTGCGATTCATCGGTATAGCGATCAGGGAAAGGACGCTGCCAGTCTTCAAAAATATTACTGATGGTGTACTGCAGGGCGTTTGTCCTGCCAGCCGTCGCCCCTGTACTGGATACCCGCCCTTTAAACAGGAGGTCGGCAACCTGGACAGCACCGTTATCATCCATAGCCACCAGGTAGATTTCGGCATTTCTGCCCACGCATCGCTCGTTCAGCGTGGTGGCAAAGAGGGTCATATCCAGCCCCGAGAGGGTCATTTTTACCTGCGTGGGGCTTGTCGTGCTGGTTTCACTGGCATCATCAACAGAACCCATGCGCCCCATGCCGTAATAGACATAGCCACCAAGAACTAACGTCCCGGTACCGGAATGCACATAGACGGTGCCGGATTCAAACTGAATTTTGGCGGCGATCGCTACCGTCACCCTGTCGCGGGATAACCAGTCCACCATCGAATCAGAAAAGGGGGAATACAGCATTAAAATGCCTCCTCAAGCTCCAGCGTATAACTGGTAAAAACACCCGGCACACGGTTACCGGCACCCTGCTGGTTATCCTTCAGTTTGAAAATGCCGTAGGGTTTCGCGACCTCAATGACAGCATTAGCAGGAGGCGAACTACGCAACATCGGCGCAAATGCAATCATTGCGCTACCGTTCGCCGCGCTCGTCACATCGGCTGTAATCATCTTCAGCTCGTCGTTAACAGTGAAATAATCGCCCTGTCTGAGCACCACTGTTCCCGGCGTCCAGCCCTTACTTTGAATCTGGGTCCCTGTCTGATTAGCGCCATCAACAACGGGCACGCCCGCTGGCGCTCTGCCACTTCTCCCCCAGTCGCGAACTTTTACCCTGCCATACTCACCATCAAGCGAAGCCACCAGAGCATCAATACGCCTGGATTTATCGTCAGTCAGGTTATTAAAAGTCAGGGAACATACCCAGCGGGTACCGGGGAAGCGTGCTGTCTGCGATGCCCCATTGAAGGGGGAACGGAAGGTTTTGGTGTTACTCTCTGGTCGCCATGTCAGCGACGCGGGACAGACATCTTCCGGCCATTCGAGTACAGCCATAGATTCTCCTGCATTATTCTGCGCACAGCAGCGCTACTGATCATTTGTCAGGATGTTACTGATTTACATACCTGGTTATGGTTGTTACTCAGCCCTTCAGTGGTGGAACACTGGCGTTCTCTGGTTAGGAGGGATGGCTGATTACCTCTGAAAAAGGAAATTACTAATGGGAAAATTTTCCATCACATCTATCAGAGATATTGACTGGCAATCAGACCCTGGAAGGCCAGGAAATTGCAATGTAACGGTTGGTCTCAATACGCCAGTAGGGTTTGTACAAATTTCCTTTGACCCAGGTGAACTGGATGTCAGAAAGGCAACCATTGAGGAACTCGAAAAGGTAGCTATCGCGAAGTTTCACGAGCGCTTAGAGCAGTAGTATCAATATAGGCACTAAACTCATCAATTCGATTTCGTAGAATTTGTTCAAGTCGGGAAAGTTGCTTATCTTTATTGCTTACCCGGCTTTCCAATTCTTTTACATTAAGCTCAAGAGCCTCAACTCGTTGTTCTAAAGTCATAACTGTCTCCCGCCGTTCGGCTTAATAAATATTAATAATGGTTACACGCCAAGCAATCGCCTTGCCTGACCTCTATTAGAGAAGTCCTGAAGCAAATCCTGACGCGCCTGTTTCGCACCGTCATTCGCTCCCTGTCGCGCAGCTTCCTGCATAGCCTGCTTCAGTGCAGCGTCTCCGTTACCGGAAATAGAGAAATGCTGCTGAATAGTTTGCTGGAGCTGAGCCCCGCCACCGCCAACAGAAGAAACTGTGTCATCCACCATACGAACGCCGAGGTTACCGTCAGCAGTACGCGTCAGGGGAATAATAGCTTCCGGACCAGCCTCACCCATAAGCCCCGCACCTTTTGCAAATGCAAACATCGTCGGGCTGTTCACGACGCCATTACGGAAACGACTCAGATCAGGAGAGTCCATTACGCCACCCTTGGCGAATTTCAATTGAGATGCCGCACCTGTATAAGCTCCGGACGGTGTTGCACCGCCAGCGGATGCTGCGCCAGCTACTGAACTACCAAACATCCCACCCAGTGAACCAAACCACCCGCTATCTCCAACCGATTTAAGCGTGTTGACCATAATTGCCCTGAGCAAGACTTTCTGCAGCTCATTCAGCACACTGTTTGCCCAACTTGCCCAGTCAGCTTTATTACCACTCAGGGCATCAGCCATGTTATCCACAAGGCCATCAAGGGTGTTACCGACTAAATCTGACACCTGAGTGTAATAATCGCTGGAAGTATCTACCCAGTTAGCAAGGCCATTCTGCGCACCGGCCAGCCAGTTTCCCTGTAACTCATCCAATTGGTCATAATGAGAACGGTATTTATCGAGTCGCTCAGCAAGCGCTTTGTCCAGTTCCTGGTTATAGCGGTCATATTCCTCTGAGGTTTTAATGCTTCCATCCTGGCGACGGCGCTGCAAATCTTCCCGCTTCTCGTTAAATTCACGCTCAATTTCGAGCTGTTCACGCATCCTTTCGCGGGCCTTATCACCCAGACCTGCGCCAATAACATCAGCATCAAGGGAAGTCGCAGCATTAGCATTTTCACGCTGAAGATTCGAAATGTACTCAGCAAGTTTTAGGTTTTCCTCGTTCGCCTTTTTAACAGCATTCAGGCGATCAACCTCTGTAGCCAGTTGTTCAAGGCGTTGCTTCTGTGTTTCATTAAGTCCCGTTAGCTTGCCGTCAGCGATATCAAATTGTAGTTTTTGTTGTTCAGTAACCTCTGCGCTTTTCTTTCCGGTAGTGTCGATGAGAGCAATTTGCCGGAGATAACTTGTCTCCATTGATTTAAAAGCTGATTCAAGTTTTTTTGCTGAAGTATCAGTTTTTAATTTCCCGTTTGATTCTCCTGCGTCAAGACCATAATCTGTTTTAGATGAAGAATAATCACCTATGGTTGCTGGATATAGAGGTAGGTTATTTCCTGCTTTAAGGATTGCTCGGCGGCGTTCAAGCTCTGATCGTTCAGCCCGTTTCCCTTCCACATCCATTCCTAATCTGTTGAAATCTGCAAGAAAACCTTCGTCATTTAAATCTGCATCAAGGTTTCTTATGCGACGATCAATTTCCTCTATAGATGCATTCTCCCCTACTGCCTGTCCCCCTTTGTAAAGATCGATGAGTTTTCCTGCTTCCGCTCCAACCTTAACAAGCCAGGTAGCGAGGTCGACCACGCCACTAACAAGGTTGGTGATACCTTTGATAACTTCAGGGTCTTTAAATACATCACCCATGTCGCTAATTGATTTCTGCAGATTAGAAAGGTCAACCTTTGCTAATCCAGCTGATAATTCAATCTTAACCCCTTTAACTTGGTTTTCCATATCCTCAAAGATTGAATTAACTTTTACGAGACTTTCTATATCGGTATCATCTGGTGCTACGCCAAATTCTTTCGCAGCCTTAATATATTTTTGTAATTTATCACCGCCCTGATCAAGCAAAGGAAGCAATTTAGAGAGATCGTTACCCAAGCTTTCAAGAATAGTAGTCTTTTCAGCGTTTGTTTTAATCTTGCTTAGCGCATCACTTATGGCTAAAAGTTGCTTATCCGGCGATTCACTCGATAATTTTTTAGCTGATAAACCGAGTGCATCCAATGCATCTACAGCCTCACCTGATTTATTCAGTACCGAGTCACCAATTTTATCTCCGATATCTTTAAAAATATCAGCCATTTGATCGCCTGAAACACCTGCTTTTTCTGCAGCATACTGCCAAGCAAGTAATGATTGAGTAGACATGTTGAGCGACTTAGCCCAACGGTCAGACTCAGTAATTTGCCTAGATGTGTTTTTTAACAGGTTGTATCCAGCCACACCTACACCAATAGCAGCGGCGCTTGCTGCAGTTGCTGCCCCTGTGAATGCAACAGCTACAGATTTTGCATCCTCTTGAACCTGTTTTCGCCATTTCTGCGATGCCCTTTCAGCCTGGCTTAGGCCGCCAACAAAGCCGCCAACTTTGGCAATTAAGTCTATCGTTAATGTACCTAATGATTTACTTGCCACGCTGTCCTCCAGGTAAAAAAAAGCCCCGCAAAGCGAGGCATTTTAATGCTTATTAAATAGTGTAAATATTACTTTTATTTTTTCTTTGCTTGCTCTGGATAATCTGAAACATCAAAATCGAACCCCTGTTCGCCAGATTGATAAAATGTCACTCCAATAGTTATTTTTTTATTGCCCTTGATATATTTTTCGAAAGACTGTGGGTTATCAAGAAAAATCATATCTGACCTTCCAGACGCCTCACTACTTGCAGTCCAGGTTTTTACCTTTCCGTTATCGCCCTTCGTTCTTATTGAGCAATCTGAGTAACCACATACAATCTGCCCTTTAGATATCACGACATAGGCATCAGTACCTTGTTTTCTTTTACGGAAAACCAAGTTGAGTACAGATCCACCATCAACGTTGTATGGGAATTGGAAATTAACATGGTTTTTCGATGTATTATAAAAAATCTCCCCAACCTCACCAGTAACGCTATCTTTCGTGGGTTGGTTATGCCAGTTAATAACTGTAACTGGTTCTTTTTTTACCTCGACTTCTTTTACGACATCATTTTTCAACTTATCAGTGCTTACCTGAGTGCTACCCACTGTTTGGCTAGGTGCTTCTTTTTTATTGCTTACTTTGCCAATAAACAAAAGAAGGATAAGAACCCTACAAAAATAAAAAACACCATCATACATCCAGATGGACCTTTGTTTTTTTTTGCTATGGGAGCTCCGCACTTTGGACATGATGCGGCCTTATCAGATACCTGTTCTCCACACTCTTTGCATTTAATTAAAGCCATTCCTTGATCTCCTTGTTTTTAGATAGGGTAGCAAGGAAAGCGTTTCTAATAAATTCTACTTTTCAATTCCACGTCCTCATCGCTTCCTGCAGGCTGATTGGTTCGTTAGCGGCGACGCGCTCTACCGCTGCAATGTGAGGGGCGAAATCAGCAATGCTGAATGCCGGAGTGTTTGTACCGCGATTAACATTAGCCAGCACAGAAGAAATCAACGCTGCGCCCCATTCCGTCCGCATCATAGGGTTCAGGCTTCCGTATTTTTGACGATACTGAACCCACTGCTGGAACTCAAGGAAGCTAAGGCGTTCCTGAGCTTCTGAAATGGTACGACCACCAATCCCGTTGAGGACTAGTTCGCACCAGATTTCGTCTTCTGCGCTGAGTCCGTCTTTCCCAGATCGTTAACTTCCTGAATGGCCACCAGCAAAGCCACTGTAAGATTCCCATCCAGTGCGCCACGTTCAGGATCAGCTTCACCTGTTACATCAGCAACGGTAAACACCTGATGCCCGTCTTCGTCACAGATTGAAGCTGCAATACGACCAGCAACGCCATCAATTTTTCCTAGCCCGGCGAGAACGTCAGACGTAGCAGTGTGATAGCCTAGTGGGCGAACATAGGTTGTGGCAATGTGTTCCTCCCCGTCAGCACCTTTCCATTTAATTTCTTTCTCAACAGGACGACCAGTAAAGGCACCTGTTTTCTTCAGCGTATCAAGAGTTAGTTTCATGTCGTTTTCCGGTATATACATCAATGGGGCGGGGAATGATCCCCGCGCTTAATTAACTGCTAGGTTGCGCTTTCGGAATCCATGCCCCCTGTCCGGAACGCTGAATGGTTGCCGAAGTCTGGACTACCGTGTTGCCCTGGAAGTCAAAAGGGAAGTCGGATACATAACCTTTGAACACGTACCAGGTACGATCTGAAGGAAGAGTCAGACCATCAACAGAGCCCTCAGAACTTCCGACTGTTGGTTTAGATTCCCCATCAGACCAGCCGATCGCAAACGTTACGTCGCTTTGATCGTTGGACTCAGCCATATTGCTGAGCATCAAATGGCTGGCATTTGCTGGATCAGCGTTCAGAGTGGCCGTTGCCTGTCCTGGTGTACGTAAACCTTTTTTATATTTTCGGGTGTTGCGTTCACTGAGGCACGTATCATCAATCTGATCTGCCGGGCTGCCACCTGGTGAGAATGCCGTAATGCATTCGATTTCGCTCACGACACCATTCGCGAGCACAAAAAGTTGAGTGCCTTGAGTCACTACTGACATATTCATCTCCGGATATAAAAAAACCGGCTTATAGCCGGTGTGATGTGAGTGGTTTGAGCTATCGATTGACCAGCCAGTCAACGTCGAATGAATAACGGTATTTGAGGGTTGTTGAGTCTCTTCCCTGTGCATCCCAGCGGGTAATGTAAGCCTTGCGCTGAATGACATCGCGCAATGCTCGCGCCACCGCAAGAGCATCTTCATCGGTGTAGCCATACACATCCACCTGAATGGAATAACGGTCGATATCAGGATTCTGGCTCAGGTAATTTTCAGGTTCACCGCCCACGTTCTGCCAGACTGCGTAGGGGTACACCAGAACATCATCATGCATGCCGAACGGGTAAAGCCTGACCGGGTTGGCACCAAGTAGCTCTTTAACTTTCGGGTCTGTCGAACAGACGGAAAACACTGGAGCAATCATGCTGTCGTTCCTTTTTTGGCGGCACGCCTTACTGCGCGATCGATAGCTTTTTCCATTTCTTCAGCGAAAACGCTGATTACTGCGGTATCAACACCATTCATCGCCGGTCGCAGTACAGGCTTTGCAGCGGCATGTTCGGTTCCAAATTCGAGAAAGCGCCAGTACCAGGTATCGCCGCCAGGATTGCTTTTATCACCCAGTGTTTTGAACGTTTTCCCAGCCCTGCCTTTCCTGACGTTAGCCTTTGTGTTTGCATACTGACTGGCGCCGCCCATTACCCCAACACGAAATGCAAGATCACCCGTCCTGCGGAATTGTTTGCTGCTGAAGCTGGCGACGATATTTTTATAAATCGCCTCTTTGGTGAGAGGATCATCAACTCTGGCTGCGTTAATTCTGGCGCGGTCCCTGATTATATTTGCAGCCTTACGCAGCGCGGAACGACCTGCTTTATTTCGGGTAACTTCGGAGACAGCCTCCATTTTTCCTAGCAGTGACTCGAGTCCGGTAAGGTTTACTTCAACACTATCAGCCATCGTTTACCCCCTCAGAACAAGGAAGTGTCAGATATTCACGACCACTTTTCGGGTCCGGGAGCACACCCTCAATGTTGTATACTGATCCACGAAAGAGAAGACGGTGCTTTCGGGTAATACCTGCACGATAACGAATCGTTATACGCGTTGTTATTTCGCCCTGTGATGCCTGGGCTGCTATAAACTCACGTGCTGATAAGGGGGATATTTCGGACCAGATAGTTGCAACATCGCGCCATGTATTAATTACAGCTCCCGTTGTAGGGTTCTGTTCTTTTACCGGCTCCTGCAGGGTAACCCTGTGACGCAATTTCCCGGCTTGCATATCACCCCCTCGGTCTTTGACTCAGGTAAACGGGTCGCTCATCGCCTAATGAAGTAGTATCAATTTCTTCATCTTCGGCCAGTGACTGGATAATGACATCACACAGAGCTGCGTTTGATTCAGCCAGACGGCTTATCGCTTCCGTCTGTTCTCTCTGGGCTGCGGCTTGTTCCCGCAGCGCCGCTATCAGTTCGTTTGCCAGTTGCTCGTTCATACGCTATTTTCGCCCGCTTTTTATCCACTCACGATGCTGTGCGCACCTTTCACAAACCATTTGTAACCTCAGGTTCCTGGAGTTTTGCGATGTTGTTTGAGAATTGCATCAACACCGAACGGAATCGTGTTAACGCTGTCTTTGCTTACAGGCTCCCTGTTCTCATACCAGTGCGACACCAACAACATCAGAGCCAGTTTAATATCGTCATCTATCACCATCCCGTCATGGTCGCCATCTGGTACAACATTGTCATAAAGATGTCGATTAGTGATTTTTTCTGCATGTTTCAGAGAAGCGTTGAGGTAAAGCGCCAGCATTACATCTTCGGTATCATCGTCACTATCGATGCGACATTGATAGCGAAGCTCTTGAATCGATGGCTTCATTTGGCTTTCCCACGTTTTGTTGCCGCTGGCTCTGGCTCTGGCTCTGGCTCTGGCTCTGGCTCTGGCTCTGGCTCTGGCTCTGCAGTGATATGAACATCGCCACCACCAAATTTAATAATGCCAAGTTCGGCAGCAATTTCCTCAGCGCGGGCTGGTAACTCACCGTCCGGATACACCCCAGCGGGAATGGATTCAACAATACAACCATCTGGGGACCATTTAAGTTCACGCAATAATTCAGGCATAAATCACCTCGGGAAATTGGGGCCGAAGCCCCAGAGAATTAAGCGCCAGTGCCGATCTGCAGCAGTTTAATGGCCTGAGAATCCACCAGCATTCCCCCGGTGCGTTTGGTGGTATAGAAACCAACGAATGGTTTTTTGGTGTAGGGGTCTCGAAGAATACGGGTGCCAATGCGGTCAACAATGGTGTAACCACGCTTGAAATTGCCAAATGCAATTGCTTTAGCGTCAGCAGCGATATCCGGCATCTGTTCGTTCTCTGCCACACCATAACCAACCAGAGATGAAGGCTGACCCAGTTCCAGACCTGGACGCCACAGGTAGTTGCCTTCTGAATCTTTCAGGATTCGGATAGCAAACAGGCTGTTGTTGTTCATCATGAACTTCGCGCCATTGCGATGCACTTTACGCAGCGTGTAGACCAGTTTGATGATCGCATCAGCCGTTACGCCTGCAGCAGCACCAGAGAGAATGTGCTGGAGAGTACCAAATGCACGAGTCTTGTCCGGATCAAGCGTGGAGGCGTATGCCAGAAAACCTTTCGGCTTCTTCGTCCCGTTCCCGCTGGTAAAGGCGATTTCTTCCTGCTCTGCAAATTCAATTGCCAGTTCGCTGTTGATCCAGTCTTCGACGTTGAAGAAAGCATCGTCCAGCATGGTTTGAGTGGCCTGCGGGTTACCGTAAATTTCCCCCATGAACGGCTCAATCTGACCGAGCTTAGACGCATCGGTTTCCGGGCGGGCATCCGTTTCACCAACCCATCCCGAAGCCGTACCGCCGAGATTAACCAGTTTTTTATAGTTAGCGCCGCCGACTGTAATGGTTGTCGCTTCCTGGCGCATCACCACTTCATCTTTCAGAAGATTAAGGATCGTGCGATCCAGCTCTTCCGGCACAGCATAACCACCATCTTCATCCACACCAACCTGCAGAGCTTTGCGTTCAAGTTCGCGGAGCCCGTCATCTTTACCTTTACGCATAAAACCAATGAAGGCGGTTTTATGTTCGCTTGCGGCTTTGCTCTGAGAACCACCGGCTGGACGTTTAACCTGCTTCAGTTCCTCTTCCAGCGCTGATTTAAGTTCATCCAGTTCAGACAACTTGCCGTTTAAGGTTTCAACCTCTCCCGCCAGCTTGCCCTTTTCTTGTTCAACTGCTTCCAGGCGCTTATCGTTCTTTTCTTTGAACGCATCAAACTTCGCCTGCAGTTCCTGCGCGACCTGCTCTACGTCTTTAACGTCAACTGACATAATTAACTCCTGATTAAAATTTGATGTTTTTCAGTGCATCCAGTGCGGTACTCACTTCATCAACATCACGCTGTGAAAGTGAGCTATAACCCCCGGCCATGAATGCTTTAGCCTGGGTGCGTGAGAGCCCAACATCGCGCAGGACTCGTTCAATACTTTTTTGAGAAGGGATTTCTCCGCGGGAAAATGCGCTTTTGACATCACTTACACGCGCTTCATCGTTCGACGGAAACGTGACGAGACTGACTTCCCACAGGTCGATCTCTTTGAGAAGGAACACGCCCTTAACACGGTCGTACTCCCAGTCTTTCAGCATGTAACCAATAGAAAGGCCGGTTAAAGAACCGGCCTTCATGTGGGCGTGTGCGCGTTTCGAAAGGGGATCGTCATCAATGAGTAACCGGCCTTTAACATAAAGGCCAACCTCATCCTCTTTCATCTCCGTGTAAATACCGATGGGTTCATCCATACGGTGCTGCCAGAGTAATGCAGGGAGAGCATTCTTTTCTTTCCATGCCTGAAGGGAAGCTGAAAAAGCGCCTGGCACGACAACATCATCGTAGCTGTCCTTTACGCCAAAAACAGAGCCATAACCTTCAAACTCCCCGCTGTCGCTGACAGACTTTAGCTGTAGCGGAATATCCAGCCGCTGTTTAGTCATCGGCATCATGTTGTTCCTCAGTTATTTTGTTCTTGCTGCTGTCTGACGGCTTCGTCGTCATGTTCATTGGCGTAAGGTAAATATCTCCGCCTGCGCGTGGGTTAAGTTCTTCAAGTTCCCGGCAGTCATTTGGTGAGTAAATACCCCAGTTAATGCCTGTTGAATACGCCTCAAATCGCGACTTCATATCCCCGCGCAGCAATGCGCCGGCATTGAATTTTGCGTAGTAAACACCCTGCTTTGATTCCTTAACTAGCCCGATGTTGATTCTCTGCTCAATGCGGGTCATATACGGAACGAGTGAATAATTGATAAACCCCATGCCGAGGTTTTCAATATTGTTAAACGTCGAGCGGTCAGTATTCTGCACCATGTGCATCGGCACCCGGAACAGGCGGCATATTTCCTCCAGCTGGAATTTCCTGGTCTCAAGAAACTGACTGTCTTCCGCATTGAGCGCCATCGATTTCCAGTCGAGCCCCATTTCGAGAATCATTGGTCGGTGCGCGTTGCTCAGCCCAAGGTGACGATCCTCAAAATCTTTTTTCAGCCTTGAATAAGCAGCGTCAGTGAGCGTTTGTTCAGTACGGAGTACGCCGGAGGTAACCGCGCCATTTGAGAACAACCGCGCCCCATGTTCCTCTGTTGCCATTCCCAGAGATATTGCTTCCCTTGCATAGGCTATAGGGTTCAGCCCCACCAGCCCGTCAAAGGTAAGCGTCCTGACATGCCAGATATCATCCTGCCCAATCACATCTGTTGAGCCATCGGGGAATGTTACCTGGTAAACCGGCTGCCACTGGCTGTTAAGCTTTGGTTCAACACACCCAGGGTCAATGGGAAGAAGCTCCACCACCTCGCCAAGCACTTTTACTTTGTAGGCATAAAAATTACCGCGAAGACAAAGACAGACAATGACCAGCTCCCAGAATTCCTGGGGGTCATGTAATCATTTGGCTTCATCGTCAGTAATTTATGCAGCCTTTCGGAAGTCGCTTTTTGTTTGCTGTTTCCGGTTACCTTGTAAAGGTTACAGGGCAGCATGCCCATCGACTCAGCAAGAACACGGATACAACCGAAAACCGCTGTAAGCCGCATGGCTTTCTGGCTGCTTACCCTTTTCCCTGTATAGGTGTCGTAAGTCATTCCCACTGCTTCAGCGAGTTCTGACGGAGTAGTGACAGGGGCGTCACTTTTTTTGAACATTCCGGGGAAAAACATCAGTCAGTCCCTCCTCGCAATGTTTTCCCGGCTAGCGAAAGCGTGCGGGAAACCAGCCATGACCAGATAAGGCAAAGCATACCTGCACTGATTAAGCCTCCTGGCGGATAAATCATCCATACACCAAACGAAAGCAAAATAGCGCCCATCACCCCGATCAGCGGGGCGAGAATCATCAGGATCATAACTGCCTCTTTATAATGAACGGACGCCGTAACTTTCCAGATGGTCAGAGAGGCTGTCCTGTTGTTCGCCGCCGTTTACAAGCATGCGGCTCATTGCGGTAAACAAGGCGGCAGGCCCGTCTATTTTCGCTTCTGGCGTGGATTTGTTCGGAAAGATATTGTCGTTTTTGTCAGGCTTGACGGTGACATTAGACATCATCCAGTTCATTACAGGATGATTGCTGTGATGAAAACGCCCGCCGTAAACCAGCGATTCAACCTCTTTCATTGACTCAGAAAAGTTTCTGACCGTCTGCGGAACCTCCACCAGCGGCACACCCTCTTCTGCCAGAGCCAGGCTAAACTGCGTCGCGCTCCAAGGGTCAAATCCGGTTTCCTTCAGGTTTTCACCACTAATCCATTCCAGAAAATCAGCTTTAATCTGCGCATGATCGATAACATCACCATCGGTCAGTTCCAGTTTCCCAAGCTCAGCCCATTTGCGATACATCTGCGCCATTTGAGCGGAACATTTTTCCAGCCGCCCTTCGGGTAACCAGAATTTAAAGTCTGCATGCGCGTGACCATTGTCTGCCCGCCAGAGTTTTACTGCTGCGCAAATATCAATCTTGTGGGCCAGATCCACGCCAGCCCACATCGGGTAGGTTTTCAGCTCATGACGGGGGGCTATAAACTCACATTTTTCCCACTTAATCATGTCCATCCAGGCTGACTCAGCGGTCACCCAGATATTCATGTGTTTGGTGAAAAAGTTAACCCTGGCGGAAACCTGTTCTTTGGCCTTCTTAGCCAGACGGCGAAGGTCATCCCAGCGCTTACAGATACCGAGTCCGGGGTTAGCCTTTTGCCAGACCGTTTCATCAAACGGATCATCATCCTTATCCAGCGTGAAGATAATGGCGAAAAAGGTATCATCCTTAACCGCGCCTTCCACTTCGCTGTTATAGCCACGCAGCACCTTAATGGCATAATCACGCAGCTCGTAACAAATCCCTTCTTTGTTAAACCCGGCGGTCGTTATGCCAAACAGAAGAGACTGCAATCGTGCGCCGGTTGCAGTTTCCAGAACGTCCCAGACATCACGGGTTTTATGCGCATGAAGTTCGTCGACGATGCCACAATGGATATTGAGACCATCCAGATTGTTGGCATCAGAAGAAAGCGGCTCAAACTTTGATGCTGTCTGCTCCTGGTAGATCGCCAGTTTATTGAACTCAAACAGTCGCCCCAGTGTGGGTTTCGCTTTTTTAACCATGTTTTTCGCATCTTCAAAAACGATGCGAGCCTGATCCCGCGTTGTCGCTGCGGAATAAACCTCTGCCCCGCCCTCACCATCGGCGCCAGCCATATAGAGACCAACGCCAGAGGATAATGTCGACTTGGCGTTTTTACGGGCTACCTCGTTATATGCCGTGCGAAACCTGCGGACCATCACAGGACGGCCACTGCCATCATTACGCAGCACGACTTCGCCTGTTTCTTCATTTACCAGTGGGATAACAAAACCGAAAATGTTGATCAGAATGAAAACATGCCAGTCCATCAGCTCAATCGGCTGGCCTGCCAGTGCTCCTTTTACATGAGGCACGAATTTATAGAAATTGAGGATATGTTGTGCGCGAGGCTCGCTGAAATAGATGCCACGTTCTTCACCGTGCTTCAGATCATCAAGAAATCGCTGACATGCGAGACAGACAAATTCACAGGCGATAACTTCCCCGGCAACGACGCGTTCGGCATAACGTATGCCATCAGAAACTTTAGCCATCAGTCCCTCGAATTAAGAAATTGACTTAACAGATCATCATCGTCTGGTTTGTCTTTACTGACCTTAGACCTGCTGGAAGGCGTCATACCAAACTCCGCTAACATCGCGCGAAGTCGCTTCCAGGCATCCGCTTTCATCATGGCTGCCGGATGCGGCTTGATCATGCGTATTTCACGTTCTTGCCCTTCATCAGCATCATCATCGCTGTATACCGCATAGGTATAACCTTCCCGATCCAGCGTTTCACAATGATGGCGGTATTCCGTATATGCCTCTACCAGCAACTCCAGAGCCCTGGCATCCAGCTGAGATATGACGCCAATGGCATCAAGTTCTTCGGCCATCCGCTTAAACCAGTACTTCCCCTGCTTGTCGAAATGCTTGGGAACTGGGGGGACCCCTTTAGGTGGCTGCGGCTCGTTTTTGTTGATTGGTCGTTTGGAAGGGTTACCCCTCACCAAACGCAGATGGGTAGGGGTTTTCGGCGGTCCTGACATAATCGAAAACTCCTATTAATCATCGGCTGGGGGACCCCAAAAAAAGTTTTCTAACCTGCGGCGATGTGAAGAAAGGCTAGGCGGCGGTCCTTTGGGCGTCCGGATACAGGGATTTGACCTCCCCCTCCCCTCTACGCCTGTTGATGATAATTACTATCATTTGAAGCGTTCTCGCCCTGTTTTCGAGCGGTGGCAGGGCCAGCACAGGCTTTCGAGGTTCGAATCATCATCGGTCCCCCCATGTGCCTTAGCCTTGATATGGTCAACGGTTGTGGCCGCGACAGCGCGTCCAGTACGCAGGCATTTCTGACACAGATGGTTGTCACGCTTCAGAATGCGGGCGCGTTTGATGTCCCACTTGCTCCCGTAACCACGTTCATGGCGACTCTTACCTTGTTGGTGCTGCTGCCAGCCTTCGTTGCGATGTTGCTCGCAGTAGCCAGAGCGATCCGTTGTCGTACCAGGGCAACCGCGCTTGCGACAAGCACGGGGTATTAATGCTGGCATGATTCACCATTACGCAAATCAATAGTGATTTGGTTTTCAGCGTGGTTTTTATCAAGATTAAATACCGCTGTTAAGGTGGGGAGTTCTCTACACTGAGTATCTATAACCGTCGATACCTGGTTATCAAGAAGCTGTCCATTCACAGCAATTCCATAACCCATGAAGCGCTCTCCGCGATACAACTTAGCGATCTGAAACTTCATAACGATTTCCTTTTAGACGTGAGCCTGTCACACGGCAAAGCACCAAGAGTTAACGGATTACCCTGACTCGCTACTGAAGACTCTCTTTGATGTGAGCGTGCGGTGCGCCAGAATTCTGATGTCCAGTTTTTGAAAAACGATGCCATTAAATTGATAAAGAGTTAACATCTATGGTGTCGCAGTGTCCTTACCAGATCTTAAATTATGGAGAAGTTATGGCGGTCAAATTCTTTGGCGGTTCAATAAATAATTGTGGTACAGGAATCATCACCAACAAAAGCGTCGATATCGAAATTCACGGTGATTTCCAAATTAACAATTGCGATGTTGGGATGGCGACGTATTCTTCATCAGAAGAGTTGCAGGTGCTATCAAACAAAGCAAAAGAACATATGCATGAAATAATGGAATTAACCGAAAAAATTAAACTAACAGAACCGACACTTAGGAAAAGTGTTCTTACATCATCAGCTGTATTTTCTGCCCTTGCTGTAGGATCAAATACGACAACAGTTCTTCAGTTCTTGATCGATCATTTCCCAGAGCTTGCAAAATTGCTAAGTTGATAGCACTTCCCCATAAAAAGATAAAAATTGCTTTGTTTGTTTATGGGGATAAACCTTAAGAAAAGTAGACACCAAAAGTAACCAGAACAGCTTTCTTTTCATCGATACGACGATCAAGTTCAGCCACTGCATGCGGGCGTATGGCATCAAGAAAGGCATTGTCCTGATAGGTAGACTGGATTGTCACCCCAAGCCCGGCACCGCTTTCCAGTATGCCTTTCTGTCGCTGTAGCTCTTTCATCTCGTTATAGATGTAATGCGCGTTACTTAGGTTCTCTACGTTCACGACCTGGCTCCTTCATGCAGTTAGCCTGCACTGATTTGTTGTGCGCCAATATGTCCCGCTTAGTCTGTTTATCCAGCACAGCAATATCGTGCTCAGTAAGGTAGATGATGTTCACCCAGTCACAGGCTGTGTCCGTTACTTCAGGTTTTGCGGGTAAATTTTTCGCGCAACTCGCGGTCAACATCGTCATCAGGAAGATGATTAACAATCTGCTGTACATCCCTGGCTCCTTTTGTTATTTCTACCCTGCGTTCGGCTACCGCTTCAGTAGCTGCTGCACGTTCTTCAGTGCGTTGCTGGTCCGCTTTTGTTTCAGCGATACTGGTACCGCGCGATTTACCCAGACCAAAAGCACCGGCAATTGCAGCCAACACAGCAACAGCCAGGCCGATAATCATTTCAAGTCCCATAGCGACCTCACACCAGTGCGGCTTTAGCTTTGGCGTAACGTTCACGGCGGTCTTTAATGCCGTTCTGCCCGCCGTTAATAATCTGTGTGACACGCTCCAAATCGCCCGGATACCGTAGACAACCGTTTGAAACATAGAACCAGGCAGCGCTGCGTGCGGCGTTAATGTCCTTTTCCAGCAGTTCAGGATTGCTGACTAAATCCAGTTTTAACGCCGTACCACAGGTCAGGTAGTTATCCAGAAAGGTGATCCCTATAATTCCGCGCCCCCGGTATTTCCACCCATCACCAGCCGACTTGTTGCCAAAGCGGCCTCCGTATACCAGATTTGCAATCGCCCGCTGGCGTTCGAGTGGCAGAACTTTTTCGTAAGTTTTTCTCCCCAGCGCACTGGCCTGGTCCTGAGTGAGTCGCTTTACTTTCACAAAATAGGCTAATCCGTCGACGCTATAGTTGAAGCTTTCCACCAGCTGAGTAAAACCTGTGCTTTCGTGTCCGCATTGCGCAATAAACATTGCCTGATCGAGTTTTGTCGTAATGCCGAACTCTTTCATTGCCGCGTCAATGTGCGGAAACCAGCGCGAAGCTAACCCGGCGCTTACACCAGCCGCCTGTTGAAATTGTGATTGGTTCATTAATGCCTCAGCGTATCAACGAGACGCGCCACGTTCCCACGAGCCCATAAGACGGCAGCGCAAATAAGAAGGTTTACGATGACCACCATCCAGTGTGACTCCTGGTAGAGGCCAAACAGATATCGGAATGGAACGCTGGCATAAACCAGCACAACGAAGTAAGCCAGCAATGATATAGCGGGGCGATGCCTTGCCCCTTCACGCTGGTAGAACATCAGGACAAGGACGATGACCGCACAAATACCTGCATTCACCATCGCTGACGGATCACTTGTTACCATTGCTGGCCCCTCCTCCACGGAATCGCGAAAGAATACTGAACAGGCTTCCCAAATCCTGACTGTTGAAAAATGTGAGCACTTTGATTGTCATCGCAGCCACTACAACAGCACCAAGTGCGTCTAATGGTCTGTCACTGTATCCGGTAGCCTGTGACAACTTTGAACCAACCAGGCCAGCAGCAAGAACGCCAACAATGAATGACGTCATGAAGTAAGCAATCAATCGTACTCGTGTGATATTTGCCGCTGTCGCTACATAAAATACTGCACCAGCGAATGCGCCAAATACCACGCCATAATCAATACCGGTTGCAAGACCAAATACGCTGGCTCCCATCAGTCCACCAGCCGCGACCGTAGTACCAGAAACAGGATCGGACATTAAGCCCCCTCTTATTGCTGTGAGTCCTCTCATAAAATTTGAGGGGAAAGTTTTCATTTTTTTTGGAAAAGTTCAGAATAAATAAATGTTTAACAGCACGCTAAACTTAAAAAGGTAAAAATTTTGCTTTACAAATATATGAAGTCAGAGCATGCCGACATGTTTTTCGACAATGGGACACTTAGGATAGGAACTCTTTTAGACTTCAAGAAAAATGAGAGTTTCAACGCAGCTATCGGAGATGAGAACGAAGGTTCTCATTTTCCATATATGCATTCAGGCCGGGAACTTCCTGTAGAAGCAATGACAGCATCTCAAACTGAGTTCGTTAACGGCTTAATAACTATGGAATCTGGGTGTGTTCTTAAGAATGTAACTGTTGTCCAAGAGGTTTGCTCACAAGATTTCTATGTATTCTGCATGGCCTCAGAGCCAAGTAGAAAAGCAATGGAAAAATTTGAATGTGACCGATGTATAGAAATTCTAAACCCTCAATCATTCATCAACGCAATAACTCGAAAAGTACAGAGGGACGCCGGTGAATTGGCATGGCAAGGACAAATCACATATATGAATAAAACTTATTCATATCTTAATGAAGAAGGAATTCACCCAGCAACAACTAAAGATATTAGTTACGAATATCAAAAAGAGTACAGAGCTATTTGGCATGCAAAAAACGGAACCCCCCAGGATACTTTACTGTTACCTTTCTTTATTAAGGCCCCTAAGGCCATAAAACATTGCAGATTGATACGTCTATAAAAAAACCCGCACGGAGGCGGGTTCTTAATGTTTGTTGCTCTGTTCGCTTTAACGTCCCGAGCTTAACACAATTTAAGCACTTTCCGCGCAATTATTCAAGTAGAATCTGTCGCTATTTGTGCCGAATGCGTCACACATTGGCTTGTATAGCATCGATTCTGCAACATTTAACCAAACATCAATTCGGCTTTCACAGGTTCGCAAACACCATTCAGGATGCTTTTCATTTAGGTCTCTTGCCATCGCCTTTTTGCTCAGGCGCTTGATATAGCGATCTTCAATAAGAGCGTAAAACTTCTTATGTCCTGACTGCACAAGGATACCGCTGAGTACAGCGTTGATAGTCAGCGCTTCTTCATCGGTACAGAACGCCAGTCCGCTTTTATTGTTCCCTTCCTGAATCTCTTTGAAGAAAGCTTCCAGTTCGGGTTTGCTGATACCCGCTTTCTTCATCCGTCGTAGTGCTTCGTTAATTGCCGTTTTGGTTATTTTTCCGGATGCAAGTAGTTGGTTAAACATGTTCCCACCACTACCACCGCCGATATAAGACCAGCGCCCCCACATGCGCAACTTACCCTGTATCCAGATGCTTTCCAGAGTACGAAGACGAATCATTTCACCAGATTTACCAACTTCAGAAGGATTAATCATTTAGCGTTCTCCACTTACGCCAGTACGCCGATTGCCAGCGCACGATCTATAACCCGAAACACCAGGACCAGCTGGTCACCATATTTCGCTTCAAATGCCACAGGATCAGCATGCAACTCGTCGTGATGCTCTCTGCACAGAGGAATCACAAACAGGTCATGTGCCTTTGTACCCATTCCACCCTGCCCGTGGCCAATAAGGTGGTGGGGGTCGTCAGCCTGCTTGTTACAGCAGACGCACGGCTGGGCCTTAACCCATCTCGTGTATTTCTCATTCACCCAGCGGCGACGCTTGGGTTTGAGCATGAAGGATTCCGGCGTCTCCGGGTCTACCTTCATCGCCACTATCTTTTTCGCTTTCTCCTGTACCAGTTGTTGAGCAGGTAATGTCGGAACAATATCGCTTTCACGTGTTACCGACTGGTGTGACTCTTTCTTCAGACGAAGAGCTTTATGCGCTACAGCTTCAGGTATCTCATCAGCCAGGTCGTTCCTGACCATCCACCAGCAAAACTCCGGTAGCGTCAGAATGTGGTCCTCACTGAAACCTAATTGGCCGTTTACAACCTTCAGTAGCCAGGATACCAGGTTTTCACGGGCTATACCCGCCAGACCTTCAGTGAACTGATCACGAATTTTTAAGTCACAGCCCCAGCACGTGCGGATTGAGCCAGGCGCATGCCGGGTAATGGTGTAGTTGCGGTCGTGCCACTCGCTGTGCGGGTACTGACATTCCAGTTTTCTTTCGAGCCAGGTATCCAGTGAATTCATTCCACCAGCACGATGTATGACCTTCTGATTTTCGAAGACATCACGCATCAACGGATCGTTCTGAAGCTCCTGAGCAGTATCCGGCAGCATGCCAGACGGTAACTCAGCCATTGACTCTGTTTGTGGCTCGATAAGAACACGCCCACGTCTGAACAGATGCATCAGTTCACTGCCTGGGCGAAATATTACAACTCCGGTCATAGGGGCCACTTCAGGTGTCAGTAATGCCCTCACGCTACCTGCCCCTTAGCAATATGCTCTGCCCACAGGCCACCAATCCAGCGAACACCCTTGGCAGTGAAGCGTGACTGATTGAATGCGTAATTTGTCTGGTTTGTCGTGCCCGTCTTCACCTCGAAGCGCCCTGCTTCGATATGCTTGCTCTTTGGCGTGAGAACACGGTTAAGCCGGTACATGATGCCGTTCTCAATCAGGAACATCGCAAACTCCGGCTCTTTGGCGTTAAGCAGCTTGGCTACCTGTCGGAAAGTCATTGAACCAGTCGCTGTCACATAACGATCAACGAAATCAGCCTTCGGCGCTGCTACTGCCAGTTCTTCACTCAGACGCTGTTTCTGTTCTGCCAGATCGGCAGCAAGGCGCAGAGCCTCAGGAAGTGATCGTGGAACAATCATTCCGCCGTTGCTCTCCAGTTCCTGCCAGCGGTCAACAAGTCTGGCGGTAAACTCAGGCGATAATTGAGCAACGATTACGTAGCTGTCTCGTTTGTTCACTTCGTAGTGATGATAGGTCTGCCCGTTCTGGGGATGGGTGTACTGCAATGCAGCATACCCTCCAATCACACCGGAATTCATGAGGCGCTCTATCGTTACGCAGACATTGCTGTGCCGGGAATCAACCAGTTTCGCAATCTCACGACTGGACATGGTGATCTGCTGCCCTACCGTCGCTGCATGATGGGTCGGACACATTACGGTTATACTCATCTGTTGCATGCTATGTCTCCACTTATCAGGCGGCTGCACCCGCCATTGGTACATGTTTAGTGATTGATATTTCTACTCGCCCACCAGGTACTTTCGGTCCCCACTCCACCAGCATACGTCGCACCTGACTGTCGTCCTCCCAGATGCCTGCATGTGTAAGCGCGTCAAACAGCGCTTTGTTGTAGTTGTCTATGTCGCGGCGGCGTTCATCAGGTGGATAGAGAACAATCTCTACTGATGCCAGTGATGATGACGGCTTAGGGAGGATGCGAAGTTGCTCAACAATTGCAACGCATGCTGCGCTCTGATACGCCCTACCTTTGGCACTGATGAGATGGCGGCCAGCCAGCGGCCCCTTGTTAGGAGCACGCCAGTAGGTGTTCACGCTGGGTGGAAATGGGAGTACCAGTTTCATCATGATTCCACTCCAAATCGCCCGTTCATGCGCCCTATTTTTCCTACGAACTCCAGCAGTGTTACCCCCAGCGGCCTTATCTTCTCGTGATGTTTCTTCAGGATCGGCGGTACTGTCTCGTTCCAGTTAGGCTTGGGCTTCATTTTCATTGCTTTCCTAATCTCGTCGCTGCAGCGTTTGGCCTGAGCCTGAATAGCGTTCTCGGTTTCCTGGTTCATTCTCCTTCTCCTTTCGCCCAGTCGATGTGCATTACGCTGCCTGGAATCAGATGCAGGTCTGGTTTAACAGACTGGTTTCCCCAGTGGTGCCAGCCAGGTGCAGCGCAGCGGCTGAACAACTCAATGCGTGACACATCGCCGTATAACTGCTCCAGACGGTAACGAGCTTCTGCTGGCTTCTGGCTGTGCTCGCCGAGTGGGCTGTAGATAACCTGTTTAACGCTCGCGTTCTGACGCTCAAGACCTTTCCCTCTGGTGGCAATTAGCAGATCCTCGGTATTGGCGCGGGTATAGTTACCACCGTTCATTCGGGTCTGAGCGTTCAACAGGTCGAGGAAGTCGTAAAAGTCCTCTACTCCACCAGCCTGAAGCGCTTTGTTGATGTGCTGCTCAGCCAGTGAATTGAACTTCACCCAGGTTAATCCCTTCATGGTCCGAACCTTGAAACCCCACGCCTCAGCAAGTTCGATCGCTTCACGGGTATGTGTACCGGTGAACCACATGGCCAGAACGGAATCTTCCGCAGCCAGCTCCCAGACAGGCAGGCGTTTTATGTCGATGAGTTTCATCGTGCCGTAATGGTTTTCCGCAGCACCATTGCTGATGGTGTTTCCGTATTCCCACGGCGGATCGGCGTAAATCAGTGAGTAGTCCATTAACGACCTCCCGAAAATCTACCAGCTAGGTAGCATCCGTCTTCGTCAATAACCGCTGGTTTAGCCAGGCCAAGGCAGCGCTGACGTTCTGCCAGTATTGCTGCTCGCTCTGATTCAATGGATGATGCGCTGAACGCCTCCATGTAAATCGTCGCGGCACGATGAAAGAGGCCTTTCGACTCCAGACCTTTCGCCGTTTCCATCAGGGCGCTGACTTCAGGAGTTGCTTCAAACACTTCGAAGTGGCAATCTGCTGGCGGTTCCGCGTAGTAACGGAATTGTCGCCCGTCTCGTTTACGCGTTGCCAGCCCAGAACCATACAGGCGGCAAACGGCTAGTTGGAGCCTGTCCTGGCTGAACTGGGTCAGACCTTCGATGATGTCCCTGGTCGTGGAGCCGGGATTCATGGCAATAAACATCTGGACCGTCTTCAGAATGCTCATCGTTACCCCCTGAACCCTAGTGGAATAGCGCTGTAATCAGTGTTCTTGAAGCTGGGTTTGAAAATGCCATCTTCGCGGGCCCACTCGCCATTAACCCTGGCTGGTCTGCCAGCTTTGTCCCAGTTATTTGCAGACTTGAGGTATCCCGGGAACTTGGACGGCTGGAAAAGCGTCTGTGGTCGTAGGTAGTCAGACATCTTCAGGTCATCACCCCACTTCGCGTTGCAGTAATCCACCACCAGCGACAACTCATCAACGGTGAACCCTTCGCCGATACGTGCACGGATGTTTTGCAGAGACGTGGTTGAAACCTGGTAGCGTGAGTTCGTGACCTGATTCAGATGAACCAAAACCTGTTTAGCCTGATCAGTAATCAACACATCTCGGTCTGGTTGCACCGCAACCGGACAAGAGTCTTTACCTGTAATCTCTGTAGTACTCTCTGTTGTATTCTCTGTAGGATCATCAGTGCATTTTGACCTGATGACATCGGTTCGTTTTGACCTGATGGAGTGTGTCACTTTGACATCTTCCATCGTGTCATTTTGACCTGATGGAACAGCGCATTTTGACCTCTTCGATTCGGTCACTTTGACTTCATCTAAAAGCTCGCTTTCATAGTTGATCGTGTAGAAGTTTGTCATGTCGCGTTGAGACTTGTTCAGTTGCTCAATTTTGAGCACGCCGATGGTCTTCAGGCGGGTGAAGGTACGCTTCAGGGTCGACTCAGACCAGAACGGGAACTGCTCAAGCCACTGTTCTGTCGTGTTGTAAATCCAACGAACGCCGTCACGCTCCATGCCTGATTTGGTTTCTTGCAGCCAGTAATTAATCTGCTGCAACGCAATCGCCTCATTCAGGCCAATGCTGTATGCAAGGTCAGGATTAATTACTATTGGCCGGGATGTCATTAACAGGCTCATTCGGACCCTCTATTTCCCTGAATTTACGCTGAAACTGTTCGAGAGGACTGAAGCACTCATGCTCGTATCCGTCGCGCAGGTATATAACCCGTTGAGTTTCTGGCTCCCACCGGATAACCCTGACTGGGACGCCGTAGCTGTCTTTAAACCGTCTGTTGAGTGCTCGCATTCGACCTTCTCCGCCTGGCCGTTGAAATCACCTACAACCCAATCGGCAAACTGGTAGCAGACAGGCTCAAAGCATCCGGATACCATTACCCCATACACGAACTGCACCGGACCTTTTCCACCCGGCATAGGTCGAGCAATAAGTTGCGACCTGCGGTACTGTGTTGTTACACTGTTCATGCGTTAGTTTCTCCACTGAATACGACACGCCACGACGCCAGGAGCTGCACACTCGCTGGCGTCACTTCTTTTGACGGCGGCTGAATAAGGCCACAATCGCGCGGATTTCTTCTTCACGTGCTGCCAGATGGCGGCGGTGATGTTCCTGTATCTCTTCGGCTTCATGCTTTTCAATCACTCCATCCTCAAGCGCCTTCTGGATAATCTGATCAACCTGCCCTCTTGCAGCTGCTGTACGCATTGCTCGACTGAACAAGTCAACACGGTCCAGATCTTCCAGGCTTGGTACATCCACCAGCAGCGCACCGCGACGCTTAGCAAAGTAGTCGGCAACGAATGACGTATTGGAAATGTCCTCCATCGCTTCCAACTCGGTGACTTCAAAGAAACGACAACCGTTTTTCTCGTATAGGTTGTTGTTGAATTGGGTTTCTGACATGCCTAACGCACCAGCCATAGCCTGACGGCCTCCGGGGTACGCCTTACACATCGCTTTCACTACTTCTTTCAGGGTTTGCTCTACCATCTTGTTTTTCCTTTGGTAGTTATGCTTTAGCCATAGAATGGGTAGGCTTTATGTAAAGCGCGGGGTTCACCTTCAATTCCTCATCAGTCAATGCCTGAATTTCAAAGGCGCGGCCTTTAGGAATAACGTCTCCCCAACCGGAAACCGACGCATGTGAAATGCCAAGAGCCTTTGCGACATTTCCGACGCTTCCAAAGTAAGAGATCACATCATCTTTTTTCATTTTTACCTCAAATGTAAGGATAAGGAACAACTTGATAGTAGGATATCTTACATTATGTGGTCAAGGATTCCTACATCATAAAATGGTAGGATTGCCTACATGAAGATGAACGAACGCATTCGCGCTAGACGCAAAGAACTGAAGCTCACTCAGGCTGTACTGGCTAAGCTGGTCGGTGTGAATAGAGTAACTGTTACCGGATGGGAATCCGGAGACTATGAACCTGGTGGATCAAATCTCCAGGCGTTAGCTGCTGTTCTTAAATGTAATCCTCATTGGCTAATTTCAGGTAACGGTGATCCAGAAGCTGAAGTATCTGGTTTTAAACCAACTGAAATTTTCGGAATTAAAAAAATCCCCGTGCTTTCGTGGGTACAGGCTGGTGAGTGGACTGAAAGTGGACAATCCGTTACAGCTGATGACGTTAATGAATGGGTATACACGACGGCAAATCTTTGTGATGAGGGATTTGCTCTGAAAGTTCGTGGCGACTCAATGACTAATCCTAATGGAGCCCCTAGCATCCCTGAAGGCTCATTGGTTGTAGTAGACCCAGATTACGGAAGCACGTACGAAGTTAACGGTAAGATAGTTGTTGCTCAAATAATGGGTTCAACTGAAGCCACTTTGAAGAAATTTGTTATCGATGGTCCTATCAAGTATCTCGTACCTTTGAATCCAAACTATCGAGTGCTTGAAGTTAATGGTAACTGCAAAATCGTTGGTGTAGTTCGACAAGTTATTACAGACCTCTAACTCAACCAAGCCGACTTCTATGTCGGCTTATTTTTACACTTCTATGTAAGTTTTCCTACTTTTAATATTGACAGCAAAAGGTAAGTTATCCTACATTAATTATGTCGGGTGATTTGTTGTTCATTCATCTGGTGAAGCCTCGGTATCCTGTAATGGCTGCCACTTCCCACACTTTGTGGCAGCTATCTTTTTAGGGAGAATAAGGCGGTCCCGGTAAGCATCTCGCGGGGTTCTTACCGGGACTGGAAGAGTTACCACTTGGAGACGGTCCTTTTAAATGTCCTGGACAGTGGCGCTTTGGTCGCGATAACAACCACTCCAGTTGATCCTGGGAGTTATCAGGTCAGTGAGATGCCAGCACTCTCGACGGCAGTGACAGCCGGAAGTAGACGGCGAAGCCCAGACGATATCTGAGTGGCTTTAAAAACAGATGGAAGTCGGTGGAATCCCGGCAAATGGGTTTCATGTACCGAATGAACACATGATGACGCGGGGAAAGAACCGTGACAGGAGGGAAGTAGACCCCACGAACACAACATGAAAGCGCACTCCTTTACTTACCAGTTATGGGTGACAGGTGTGAAACAGGTGGAGTGCGCTTCCAGTTGTGGCATTAGCTCAGTTGGATAGAGCAACGGCCTTCTAAGCCGTGGGTCGTAGGTTCGAACCCTGCATGCTGCACCAGAATCACGTAGCCAGCGTGGTTCAAGGAAGTAAGAAAGCTGTGTGGAGTCTTGGCGGTACCAGTACCAACCTTTGAAGTCCCTGGTACCGCCCTTTTTACTCAACTGAAAGCGCGTTCTGTCCCTTGTCATTAAGTGCCAGTTCGTTAAATCCAAAACCAGCGGAACGCGCTTTCAATTGAGTGGAGAAACTAACCGGCGATTGCAGTCGCCCGTTTCACTAAGTGCCTCTTCATGGGGCATTTACTGAAACGAACCCAAAAATATTATTCGCCTTTTGGCGAGGGATTCGTGCAACCAAAATTCAGCGGATTTATCCACTGGAGGACTAATGAACCACCTCGAATTTATTGAGAAGAACGTCAGGGAAATTCTTATTAAACAAGGTTTTTCCTCTTCAGTGGCTCAGGGGGGGCATGGCAAGCACTTGATTTATATAAGCGCATGTCACAAGCAAGTAAAAAAGGCGCGATTTTTGACGATGTGATGAGGCACGCAAAAGCCTGGGCAGATAAGCAGGTTTCAAAGTCCGAAGTCACAAAAAGAAAACGTGTCCAACCTAAAGACCAAGGTGGCCTCTTTTAAGTATCTGGGCCAAAGAATTCAGCGCTGTGCAGGGCGCATATAACACGGAGAAACTAACCATGACGACCACACAGAACGTCACTGAGTTACAACCACGTATGACCAGAGAACAACTGATCGATGCAGCCCGTAAAGCTGCCCCTCTCCTGCCACCTGCTTCCCAGTGGCTGATGAATGAACTGGCGAACCGCTACGATGTTCAGGGTGTCGCACTGTGCGAGTCAATGGAGCAGCGTAAGTCGCTGGCTATTGAGAACACCGTATTACGCGATGACGTTATCTGCTGGGCAAAAGAATGCGATCGCATTGTTGAAAGACACACAAAAACACGCAGCAACATGCACCTTCTGGAAGCCCAGCGCGAACTGCGTGAGTTAACTCCGGTAACAAATGTTGTGATGAATGAAGGGGCTAAGTGATGGCCGCCAACTCATTCAAACAGATGTCCCGTGACGGGACCATCAAACGTACCGATGCCGGGATGTTTATCAGCCTTGAACATATCCACGTGCGTGAAGGTTTCAACAAGCGTGAAGACGACGAACGCACCCGCCAGGCAGATGACGACCTGTTTAACTATCTGATGAACGGTGGCACTGTTCCTCCACTAGAGGTTATTGCACGTGATGAAGGTGGTGTGTGGGTTGTTGAAGGCCACCGCCGACGTCGCTGCTACGCACGTTGTGCTGAAGCTGGCAAGCCAGTAGACCGCATTCATATCATGCCGTTTAACGGTAATGATGTGCAGCGTCTGGCTCGCATCATTACCAGCAATAACCAACTCCCCCTTTCCGATATTGAACAGGCCGCTGTTATTCAGGAGCTTCATAACGCTTTCAACCAGACCACCAGCGAGATTGCAAAACTGGTTAATAAGTCTGTAGCTACCGTTGAGAAGTTGCTAACTCTGAGTACCGCTAATTATGACGTTCAGCAGGAAGTTAAATCTGGTGCCGTGTCTGTTGATGTTGCTGTTGACCGCGTTCGTGAGTTTGGCGAACAAGCTGGTGAGGTTCTCCAGCACGATAAAGCCGTAGCCGCCGTCCAGGGAAAAACAAAGGTTACGCGCAGTTCTATCGCGCCTGAACTCAACATTAAAAGTGCTCGCCGTTTTGTGGAGTTAATGGCCATGGCGACGATCAGCGATGAAGGCGTGTTCACTTTACAAGGCACGGCACTGGCTGAAGCTCTGGCGATCATCGACGAACACAAAACCATTGCTGAAGCTCGCGAAACATATCGCCTTTCACAGCCAATCCCTACAACAGAGATTATCGGGAAAGTGCTGTATGTGAAGCTGGACGGTAAGGAAATCGGCTCAGCAATAATTTATCGCGGTAAGAACGTCACCCTGGATTTAGGCGATAAAAAAATAATCGCCAGCCAGTCAAAGGCAGTCGCCCACTTCGTTAAACAACACAAACTTCAGCAGGTACACACCAATGCAAACGATCAATAACCGTATGACGGAAACCCAAATTGCTGATCTCTTCAGCCTGGCGGTTCAGTTGCAGGTTAAAGCTGAAGAATCAGATGATCGTGATACTGCAATTTTGGCCTACTCAATTCAAAACGCCTGCTCAAATTTAACTGAATCCAGTCGCGAGTTCCGGGCAGCAGACGCGACTATTCACAATCTTGAACTGAAGCTCACCGACATGGCAGTACAGCTCGCTAACGCCGAGAGCAAGTGCAGGGAGCTGGCGGCGGTAGTCGCTGAGAATGCGGCGCTTAAAAATCCAGATAACTGGCTGTCGCAGAGTGATTACGGTTACGAGGCATCTGAGGTTGCAACTCAAAACGGAGCAACTGAAGACGAGTCACTGAGAGCGGGGATGGTCGCAATTATTAATCGAATCGAAGCCCCAGCGACAGACGCTTTCCTGGCTGAGGTGCGGGCCAGCGAACTTGATAGTTTGGCTGGCGTTGCTGAAACAATGTTGGTCAAGTTCTCTAATCAGCAGTGCTCATCTGATATGCATGAGGTTGTTGGCTGGAAAATGGTTCTACAGCAGGCCAGTAATCGCGCCGCCCAACTTCGCAAAGGAGCATCAGCATGAGCAAGCCAACCGATGAAGAGATTATCCAGGTACTGGCTGAGCGCGGTAACTGCATGACCTACTTTGTGACTAACGTTCTCCGTCGCCAATTCTGGCCTCTCGATACATCCTACGTGTTGCGCAGACTGAAGAAGCTGGAAGCAGCAGGAAAAGTAAAGCGCGTTAAGAGCGTATACAAAACTCAACTTTGCTGGGAGGCAGCCTAATGACAGCACTCAACAAACAGGCGCTGCGTGAAGCGGCGGTTAGAGCAGGTGGCGGGAAATGGATTTACATTCGGACGCTATCGCTTTCTAGCGCCTACATTACCGAGGAGACAGGGGCGACAGTTATCAACTGCATCGCGGGTGATGTCCCTGCTAAATGCGCTGGTTTTCTTGAGTTGGCAAACCCCGCCACTGTGCTGGCGCTGCTGGATGAAAATCTCCAGCTACAGCGCGACAAGGACTCTCTTGAAGCAGCAGCGCTTGCTATGCGTGACGATATGCGAGAGGCACACGAAAAGCTGGAAGCCGCAGAGAAGCGCATAGCAGAGCTGGAGGCGCGGACGGTGACGCTGCCACCGCTTAATGATGACCTGATCGCGATATTAGGCCGACCTAATTTTACATGCTCGCATTTGGCGGAGCTTATGCGCAAAAGTGGCGACGAGATCAGACGTAAATCTGAGCATGAGCAGGCGGCTGTTATCCACTGGTTCCTTGGTATTTACCTGGAGCATGGCGATAAGTGGGAAGGTATTGCGAAAGCAGATATTCAATCACGCGTCGCCGCCGCTGGCATTGGCGTGAAGGGGGATTGAGATGGCGCTGACGAAAAAACAACGTGCAGAGTTGCGCATGAAGTTCGGCGGTCGCTGTGCTTATTGTGGTTGCGAACTACCAGAGAAAGGCTGGCATGCTGACCATGTTGAGGCTGCATTGCGGAAGTGGGAATTTGGCGAACGTCAGTCCAACGGAACCCGGCGTGCTGTTGCTATCGGGGAATTCTGGCTACCTGAGAATGATTCTATCGAAAATCTTTTCCCGGCTTGCGCACCGTGCAACCTGTTTAAAGCCACATTCAGCGTGGACTTGTTCCGGGAAGAAATTACGCGGCAGGCAGAACGTGCTCGCGCATATAGCGTCAACTTCCGCACTGCTGAACGATTTGGCCTGGTTGAAGTTGTCGAAAAGCCGGTTGTGTTCTGGTTTGAAAAATATCAAGAAGGAGCGTCAGCATGACAACTAACAACCATCCGGCTAACGGTCCTGTATCACTCGATCGCCTGCACCAGATACGTGAAATACTCAGCAAAGCATCCGCACAAAGCGACGGCGGTAATCTTGGCTACGCAATGGCTGATGCTGTGAAGGTGATTGATGTGGCGATTGCAGCGTTTAGTGCTTAGCCTGTGGCGTGGCGTTATCGTTATGTGCATACGCCAAAGACAGAAGAACATGGCTATCCATTCACCACAGAGTGGAAACTTTGCGATAGCGAGGATGAGTGTAACCCGTCTGATTGTTTTGAACGACAGCCACTCTACACCGCCCAGCCAGTGCCGGAACTGATGAAAGACCATCAAATCCGCGAACTGGTAAACGACCTGCGCGACATAGCTATTGAATACCACGGAACGCAACAATTGCGTGAGCGCATTGCCAGAACCGTCCGCGTCGCCATGCTTCAGTCGCTCGGTAATTCCGAACAACTGGACGAAGTCGGCTCATGTAATAACCACATGAACACCCCTACCGCTCAGGCTGGCAACTCTCCGGTAACTCCGGATGGTTGGGTGGCTTGCAGTGAGCGGATGCCTGATAGCAATTGCTTGTATCTTTGCTGGGGGGCATACTTTCAAGGAGATGAACCAGAATACATTCCTGCTTATTTCTTTGCCCATCAAACCAATGGATGGACAGAGTGGCAGCCAGTAGAGGACGACTGCAATCCTCGTGAAGTAATCATAACTCACTGGATGCCACTGCCAGCAGCACCGCAGCAGGAGGTGGAGTCGTGA